TCCTACGAGTTCGCGGAGACGGTCTACCAGCTCGCCAAGGGCGGGTTCCTGAACGCCGTGTCCGTGGGCTTCTTGCCCCGCGAAACCCGCGAGGTGTCGGACAAGGAGCGGCGCTCCCTCGGAATGCCGTCCTACGGCGTCTACTACACCAGCGCCGACCTTCTTGAGATCAGCGTGGTCAGCGTGCCCGCCAACCCCTCGGCGCTCGTTTCGGGTGCCAAGTCCCTGGTCCACCGTGGCGTGCTCGAAGAGCGCGTCGTGGACCGATTCCTGAAAAGTACCCCGATGACCGAAGAAGAACTCGCCGAGCGCCTGAAAGCCAAGATCCGAGGCTTCGTCGATCTCGGTGCCCTTGCGACCAAGTCCGAGCCCGAGGCCAAGGCTGCGAAGCCGGGCCAGATCAAGGTCGGCGACATGGTGAGCTACACCGGCGAGGACGAGGAGCGGTCCTACGGTCGCGTGGAGCGGATCAAGTACGAGGGCCGGATGCAGCACCCGGACACCAAGGAGATGACCGACGCCAGCCCGGACAACCCGGCGGCGCTCATCAACGAGGTGGACGAGAAGATGAGCCCGAAGGACAAGCGCGTCGTCCGCCGCTTCGCCGACCTCAAGCGGGTCAAGATGATGGAGGAGGAGGACGAGGACAAGATGGAGCACGGCAAGGAGGAGGAAGAGGAGAAGTCCCTCGACCTCGCCGCCGCGCTGCCCGAGTCCATCCGCAAGCACGTCCACTCGGCCTACACCGAGGAGGGCCGTCTCGTCGTCGAGTTTGACCTCGCCATGATGGAGGGCGAGGACGAGTACGACGACGAAGTCGCCGAGGTCGCGGAGAAGTCCGCCACCTCGGACATCTACACGGGGCTTGTGGCCGCCCAGACGGAGCAGACCAAGGCCCTGACCACGCTGATCGACTCGATCAGCGACCTGACCAAGCGAATCCACGCGATGAGTGAGGTGCGAGGCGGTAGCAAGTCGCTGCCCGATGCCAAGCCCTCCGATGCTCACGACCGGGAGCGTGAGGAGAAGCAACTGCAACAACTGACCGAAGACTTCCTGACCCGCATCAAGCGGATGAGGTGAATCGTGAGCATGGAGAACTACTTCGAGGCTCAACTCAAGAGCCTGGGCGACACCGTCCAGAGTCACATCGAGGAGTGGCGCACCGAGGACGGTGAGCGCCGCAAGGAGCTCGAGCAGACCATCAAGTCGCTCGAGAACGAGATCGGCCAGGTGAAGGAGCAGCTCGCCGAAGAGCGTCGCGCCCACCTGCCCGGCGTCGAGATCGCCAAGGGCAACGAGCGCGAGGCTTTCTCGCTCTCGCGTGCCTGCCGTGCGCTGGCCCGCAAGGACTTCAACGACGCGCCCTACGAGGCCGAGGTCTTCGCCAACATGAAGGCCAAGGCCATGAGCCAGGGCACCGACACGGCGGGCGGCTACATCGTCCCCGAGGAGGCGATCGCCCAGGTCATCGAGAAGCTGAAGGCTCAGGTCATCGCCTACGACCTCGGCGCTCGCGACATGGCCTGCACCGGCGTCCCCGTGACCATCCCGAAGCTGTCCACCGCCGCTACCGGCTACTGGGTGTCCGAGAACTCGACGATCACCCCGTCGGACCTCGGCTTCGAGCAGATCAACATGACTCCGAAGACCGTCGCCGGTCGGGTGATCCTGTCGAACCTGCTCCTTGAGACCTCGCAGCCTGCCGCTGACCAGATCATCGAGCAGGACCTGGCTCAGCAGCTCGGCCTCGCGGTCGATCTTGGCGTGCTCAACGGCTCGTCCGGCGGTGGCGCTGGCGAGCCGGTCGGCATCATCCAGACCTCGGGCGTCGGCACCTTCACGACCACGATGGACGCTTCGACCGCGCCTAGCGTGGACGAGCTGATGGATGCGATCGACGACCTGAGCACTAACAACGCCCTGCGCGGCAAGCTCGGCTGGGCCATGCACCCGCTCGCCCTGTCGAAGTGCCGCCAGATCCTTGAGAACGGTGGCGGTACCTACATCCCCATCGCTCCGGTCAACACCACGACCGGCTTCGCGGACACGCTGTTCGGCTACCCGATCCGCACCTCGACCCAACTCCCGACCGTCGCGTCGGGCTCGAACTCGATCATCTTCGGCAACTGGGACGACGTGATGATCGCCCGCTGGGGCGGGATGCGCCTCCTGGCGTCCGACACCTCGGACGACGCCTTCTCGAAGGACCAGACGCACATCCGCGCCACGATGCGGGTGGACGTCGCCGTCCGTCACGCCGAGTCCTTCACCTACAGCGTCTAGCACGCAGGAGTCTGACCCATGAGTCTCTCTGATGTCGCGGCTTTCAAGGCTGAACTGAGCCATAAGGCCGACAGCTACGCCATTGGCACCCACCTGTCTGGCGCTATCGACACGGCTGGTTTCCACCAAGCCCTGATCGTGTACAACGCGGGCACCTCGGCGGCTACCGGTACCACCGACATTACCGTTACGGCGGCTACTACCTCCGGCGGTAGCTACTCGGCGGTGACCGGAGCGGCCTTTGATCAGGTGACGACGGCCAACCATGAGGCGGTCTATGTCGGTCGAGTCAACCTGACCGGCACCGATCGTTACCTCAAGGTGTCCGCTGTTCAGAACACGGCTGCGGCGGAGTTCGCCGTGACCGTGATCCTGACCCCGTACTACACGGGCGACGGCTCGACCTTCTCCTTCGAGGTCTGATCCATCGGGGGGAGGGCGAGCTTGGGAAGCGACTCGCCCTCCCCCTCCACCATCGCCTCTACCTCATTTATGGCGCTAGACGACTTCTACACCCGGCTGAGCCTCGGCCAGCTCTTCAAGGATGACGAGTGGGTTGACGGCGAGCACTTCTCCGACGCGGTGGACACGACGGGCTTCCACCAGGCCCTTGTTCTGCTGAACGTCGGAACGGTCGGGCGCTCCGGGGCGATCCAGTGCCACATTGACGAGTCCGCCGATGCGGGCTCAAGCGACCCGTGGACCGAGGTTCCGGGCAGCGACTTCCCGACGATCAACGAGAACAACGACGACAGCGCCTTTATGGGCCGCGTCCTTCTCGGAGCTCGCAAGCGTTACATCCGCTTCCACTTGACGCTCACCGGGCACGACAGCTTCCTCGGAGGTATCATCCTCCTGGACCCCTACGACACGAGCAACTCCACGGACTTCGCCTACGGCATCTGAGCCGAGCACAACACCACAACCGATCATGGCCGTCCTCGACCTCGGAAACGCCGTCGCCATCGCCGCCTTCCACCCGGCGGGCTCTTACACCGCGACCCGAAACGGCGAGGCGGTGGACACCGCGAACTTCGCCTATGCGGCCATCGTCATCAACTGCGGCACGCTCGGCGCTGGCGCGAACGTGGTGACGTTCCACGTCGAGCACTCGGAGACGAGCGGCGGCGTCTACACTGCGTGCAAGCAGCTCAACTCGACCGACGACGCGAGCCTCGGCCCGTTCCGTGACACCAACGCGGGCGATGAGATGCGCCTGATCCGCGTGGACCTCAACAACACCAAGCGATTCCTCCGGGTTCGCGTCGAGCATGGCGGAGCTACGGCGCTGTTCTACAGCGTCTCGGCGGTCCTCATGCCGTACCAGACCGACGCGGCCTCGCCCGCCACCGGATCGGCTTCCTCGCCCAACATCGAGATCTAGGAGATCAACCCCATGAAGTACCGAGTTCGCAAGGGTCACACCCTCTACTACCCCGATGGCACCGTGCGCGGCGAGCGCGGCTACGTCATCAGCGCCCTTGTGCCCGACGAGCGGGCGACCCTCGAGCGCCAAGGCGAGGCCCTCGAGCCGACCGAGCGCCAGGCCAAGCCCGACGCCTACGATGCCGGGAAGCTCGCGCAGGAGTACGGTGAGGCCCCTGCTCCCCCCGCTGCCGACGACTGGGGCGGCCTCGAGGGCGAGATCCTCGCCCTGCTCGACGAGATCATGCCCGACGAGGAGGAGGAGAAGCCCAAGGCCAAGAAGAAGGCCAGCAAGAAGAAGGCAGCGAAGAAGAAGGGCATCCTCGACCGATTCAAGAAGGAGGAGGAGTGATGGCGGTCTATAGGGTCCGCGAGGGCTGCACCGTCTACTGGCCGGACGGTACGGTCCGAGCCGAGTCCGGCGAGTACTTCGACGGCTTCGACACCGAGGGGAAGCCGAGCGCCAACGCGCTCGCGTCCACGATGCTCTTCAACGAGCGCGAGAAGTACTACCCGGAGTCGGGTTCGCCCGTTCTCCGTTCGGCCTCTCCGGTGATCCTCGACTATCTGGAGAAGATCCAGGCGCAGCCGACGCTCGAGGCCGAAGAGACTCTGGCGGCGGCGACGAAGAAGAAGACCAAGAAGAGCACCGCCAAGCTCGAGCGCCTGGCGGATCCCGAGGAGTAGATGGACGCCACCACGGTCGCTCGGGTCAAGGCCCTGCTGGACATCACCGGATCGAGCCAGGACGCGGTCCTGGGGACGATGGTGTCTGCCGTGTCGAAGCGAATCGAGGCGTACCTGGACCGACCGCTCCAGCTCACCGCGAGGACGGAGACGTACTCGATCAAGCCGCGCCAGGACCGGATCTACCTCCGGGCCTACCCGGTCACCTCCATCGCCTCGGTGAAGATCGCCCTGGACTGGAACTTCGGGGCGGTCACGGCGACGAGCTCGAACGACTACCACGTCATCGCGGACAACGGCACGCTGCACTTCACCTTCTACCCGGTGCGGAACTGGCTGGACGACAACTACAAGACCGCGCCGGACGTGATCCAGGTCATCTACACGGCGGGCTTCGCTGCCGACACGGCGACGCTGATCAGCGACTATCCCGATATCGCGATGGCTGCTGATCTCCAGACGGTCGCGATGTGGCGTCGACGCGACACGCCGCAGGGGAACAACATCAACACCGGGGGATCGTCCATCCAGTACGAGCGCCCCCTCAACCTCGTGCCCGACGTGATCGAGGCCCTGAGCCCGTATCGTCGCCTCCGCTTCGCCGCCAATGGCTGACCGATTCCGAGGCAACGGCTGGGAGATCGTCGCGGACGACGATGGGCTCAAGATGCTCGGCAAGGCCACGCCGAGGCTCGAGCGGCAGTTCGGCCTCGCGTTCCGCGACATCGCTCAGGACATCCCGGCGAAGATCGTGCGTCGGATGACCGACTACTCGCCGGGCAAGCGGGCCGCTAAGTCCCCGATCCAGGTCCGAACGGGTCGGCTTGCTCGCACCGTTCGCGGCTTCAAGAAAGGCGAACGATTGCGCGACCTCCGCACGGTGATCGTCGCGGGTGGCGGCGACGTGAAGTACGCGGCGCTCCAGGAGTACGGCGGGGTCGTTCGGCCTGTCCGCAAGAAGTGGCTCCGCGTGCCGCTGCCCGAGATCCTCACGCCCGCTGGTGACGTGAAGGGCGACTACGAGATCGTGGAGCGGGCCGGTCGCTACATGACCGCAGGCGGCCTCGAGACCTACATCAGCGGGCGGGCGATCATGGTGGACAAGGGCGGCAAGCCGACCCCGATCTGGGCGTTGGTCAAGTCGGTCACGATCCCGCCGAGGCTCGGGATGGGTTCAACGATCGACGGCAGCGGGGACGAGATCCGCTCCCGGTTCATCGAGGCGATCAGGAGGTCGCTGGAGTCGTGACGCACGCCTCGGTGGACACCTGGGACGTCCTGGTGAGCTTCCCGCAGGGGATGCTCCTGGACCGCCGTGGCAAGATCGCGCCCCTGGACTCGCCGCTGATCCACCGACGGCAGACCATGAGTTCTACAGGGCCGAACGGCCAGCAGGCGCTTCGGATGTGGTCGCTGAACCTCCGCAACCTGACGCCCGACGACTACACGAAGCTCGTGGCGCTGATCGACTCCTCGGCGATGGGGTGCGAGCCTATCGACATCACGATCCGAGGCTTCGAGCTGGCGGGCGGCACTTCGGAGACGGTCCAGGTGCGGATCCTGAACGAGCGGGTGAATGTGCGCGCCGAGTCTCCGGTGCGCTTCATCGTGGACATCGAGCTCGAGGAGTTCCTCCATGCCCCCTAGCGGTGATCCGGTCAAGGAGGCGATCCTCCAGAACGTCGAGACGACGCTGGCGGCGATCGTGTCGGGCGCGGACTACTACACCGACGTCGCGCTGGTGACTCGGATCGGGACCGTGCCGATCGAGCTCAAGGAGTACCCGGCCATTGTGATCACGCCGCTGGGCACCGAGTACGACCAGCCCGGTGCCGCGACCACTCTGGCGATCCACGGCAACTACCGCTTGCGGCTGACGCTCGTGGTCCGCACCCGTACCGACGCCGTCCAGGCGCTCGAGAACTTCATCCGAGACGTGCACAAGGCGCTACTGGTGGACATCACCCGAGGGGGCCGTGCGCTGAATACTCGTATGATGTCCGACGAGGTCTACTACCCGACCCAGATCGAGGAGCCGGTCGCCATCGCTGACTGCACGGTTCTCGTCGCCTACCGTACCTTCCGCACCGACCTCAACACCGCCACCTGAGCGAATCCCGTCATGGTCTACCGCAACTTCGACCGCCTCCTCTTCGCCGCCTCGGAAGGCACTCCGGGTACGGCGGCCACGATCACCACCTCGACGGACTTCTTCGAGGTCATCGAGCCGCAGTACACGGTGACTCCGCTGATGTTCGAGCGGCCGCTCAAGTCGCAGTCTTTCACCAAGCAGGTGCAGACGGTGCCCGGCACGGGCAAGGGCGGCGCCACGAACCCGGTCGCCACGGTCGAGTTCAGCTTCGGGATGGAGCTCGCCGGGCCCGGGTCGGCAGTCACCTCGGGCACTGCTCCCAAGATGGGAACGCTCTTCAAGGCGTGCGGCCTTTCGGAGATCCCCTCCTACTACTACGCGGTCACGGGCACCACCTACAGCGGCGGTCCCTTCTACCACCTGGAAGGAATCGAGGGCTCGGCCGGTGCCTATTCGACTCCCGACGCCAAGTCGCTCGGGTGCAACGCCTACGGGGACACGGAGCTCTGGGCCTTCCAGGCTTCCTCGCTCGGCGCGACGACGATCAAGTCCCAGCACTCCGGGGCGACGGCCACCGCGACCGGCCTGTCCGCGACGCAGTTCGGGGTTGCCTATGTTCCGAACACCGCAGCGACGGACCAGCAGGCGAACACCACCGTCACGATGCGCCTCTACCTCGGCGGCACCTATGTCGAGGCGGTCGGCTGCAAGGGCACCTTCGAGATCGCGTTCACGCACGGCGATCGGGCGGTGATCAACTTCACCTTCCAGGGCTACCTCAACTCCGTGACGGACGCGGCGAACCCGAGCAACCACATCTACACCGCCGAGGTTCCGCCCGCTTGGATCAACACCGGCCTCGGCGTCGGCGACGACACGGGCACGACCGCGCTCTGGAGCGGATCGCTGTTCAACTCGATGACCTTCACGCTCGGCAACGAGATGACGGTCCGCGAGAATACGAACGCGATCAAGGGCTTCCAGCACGCGATCATCACCGACCGCAACCCCCAGCTCACTTGGAACCCCGACGCGGTCGTCGCTTCGGGCAACTACGACATCTGGGATACCTTCCTCGCCGGGCAGCCGATGCGGATGCGCTGGTCGCTCGGCACTGCGGTAGGGAACCGAGTGGACTTCCGCGTGACCTCGGCCCAGTTCACGGGCGTCGCCGACACCGACCGCGACACCGTGACCGTCTACGACACGACCACCCAGCTCACCGGCGGCTCGTTCGGCTCCTCGCTCATCACGGCGGCAGGTGATCCGTCGTCGAGCAAGATGGGCACCGACAACGAGTTCGTCATCATGTTCCGCTGACCCATCCAAAAGGAGGACACCCATGCCGATCGCTCTGAACCCCAAGTCCACTTTCGCCTATGTGCTCGAGTGCGACCGCGACCTCCCGACGGAGGAGCAGACGATCTTTCACCTGCGCGGCCTGACCGTGAGCGAGGAGGCGTCCGTCTCGGACTCCATGATCCTCGCTCACGGCGGCTCCAACGACCTGACCTTCCGGGCGGGCACGCACCAGCTCACGGTGCTCCGCTTCGGCCTTCGCGGCTGGGACAACCTGCGCGATGGCGATGGGGCCGAGGTGCCGTTCGAGCAGACGAAGGGCCACCCGCGCCACATCACCGACGAGTGCCTGGACCGGCTCGAGGGCAAGTGGCGTCAGGAGCTCGTGAACGCGATCCTCGAGCGCGGCCAGGTCACGGCAGCCGAGGGAAACTGATCCGGGCAGCGGTGGCGCGGATCTGGGGGCCGGACACGCACGCCTATCTCGGCAAGCGGTTCCCCGACTGCACGCGCTGTCGGCTGCCCCAGCACGAGGGCGACCGGATCCGGTGGGGTTGCGATGCTCCGTCGGATCGTCCGGTGTTCGAGGTCGGCTGCGGGACCTGCTACGGCAGGGACTTCGCTTGCGAGCGATGTGGCGGGCTGGGGCGGATCGAGCTCTACCGCTGCCCGACGGCGGTATTGTCGGAGGCTCCCCCGCTGGAGCGCGTACAGGTTGACCTCCTCATGAGGGCCTATCTGGCGATGGATCGCCGGAATGTGCTACCTGTGGACGGTGGCTTCATCGAGCAGTCCAGGAGCTACCTTCAAGCGTGTGAGATCATCGACGCGGAGCGTGCCCGATACGAGGAGATGAAGGAGGCCAAGCGAGAACGAGAACGCCAAGCCGAGAAGGCGAGGGCGAACGCCAAGAGGTCGCGACATGGCCGGTAACGAAGTCAGCTACACGATCAGGCTCCGCGATCAGATGAGCGCGGCGCTAAAGCGCATGGGCCTCTCGGTCGATGGGCTTCGGAATCGTCTCTCGAAGGGCCTTGCGGGCGGCCTGGCGGCCGCCTCGAAGGCGATGAAGGGCATGACGATCGCCGCTGGTTCGGTGATCACGGCAGCGACCGGCGTGGGCTACGCGGCGGTCCGCATGGGCCAGTCCTTCCTCGAAGCGGCCTCCAAGCTCGAGGACACGCAGGCGAAGTTCGGCGTGGTCTTCCAGGGCATCGAGGACGAGGCGACCGAGATGGCGGCGACGATGGCCGAGCAACTCGGCTACGGCGAGGGGAGCATTATGGGAATGATGGCGACCCTCCAGGACACGCTCGTCCCGATGGGATTCGCCAGAGATGAGGCGGCAGAGTTCAGCGGTGCGCTGACGAGTCTCGCCGCCGACCTCGCCTCATTCAACCCCGGCATCCGCGACGCGGAGCAGGCCGTCGGGATGCTCCAGAGTGTCCTCGTCGGCATGAACCGATCCGCGCTCAACTTCGGCGTGGTGATCAACGAGGACAAGATTGCCGCCGAAGCCCTTGCGCTGGGACTCGGTGACGTGAACGGCGAGCTGACCGATCAGGAAAAGGTCATGGCCCGCGTGTCGCTCTTGATGAAGGGCACCGCCGACGCGCAGGGCGACGCGATCCGCACCGCCGATAGCTACAAGAACTCGACGCGGGCGCTGAACGAAGCGATCACCGATCTGCGGGAGGAGATCGGAGCGCGGCTCAAGACGGAGCTCGAGGGCGCGGTCCGAAGTATCGGCGGCGTGGACGTGATCATCAACGCCGCTCGAGTCTCGTTCGAGTTCTTCGCTGCGGTCCTCACCGACCTCATTATCCCGACGGCGGCCAACCTCTTGACGAACTTCGCCAAGTTCGTCGAGTCGATGGGCGGCGTCGATGCTGCCGTGGTCGGCGTCTCCGAGGTCGTCGCGCTCATGGGCAAGACCTTCAAGGTCATGTGGGACACGGTGAAGGTGGTGCTCTACCTCTTCGAGCAGGGCCTTGATGTCGTGGTCTTCACGGTCAAGAGCGCGTGGGAGGTCGTGAAGCTGCTGACGGGCCTGATCGGTCTCGGCCTCGTCGGTGCGTTCCAGCTTGCGTTTGAGGCGTCGGCTCTTTTCGTCAAGGGCCTCAACATCGCGAGCACCTTCGTCAAGGACGCCGTCATCACCGTTTTCCAGGCACTTATCAGCACCATCGCCGACGTTGTCGGTGGCATCGGCGACGCGATGGTCAGCCTCGGAGAGTTCGCGATCGTGCCGGACTTCATCCGCGACGCTGGGCAAGCGGCCAAGGATGCAGCGGCAGGGATGCGCGAGTTCTCTGCGTCTGCCGACGACCTGCGCGGTCCTAGCGGGATCCTGGAGGGCATGGAATGGGCGCTGGAGCAGTTCGGCGAGAAGCTCGAGCCCACCCAGGAGATGCTCCGAGGCTTCATCGCGGAGACGTACGGCAACCTCCAGCAGGTCGGCACCGAGTTCGTCGATGCCATCGTGGAGGATGTCCCCGCGATTCAGAGCCTGTTCCAGGAGATCCAACAAGGCGCGGCGGGCATCGGCACCGACTACGATGCGCTCGCCGAGAAGGTCGGAGCCGCGCTTCAAGGGCTCCAGGACATCCAGATCACGACTCCCGAGCAGGCTGATCAGGTCGCCGCGTTGGCAGACCACCTTGAGCGCCTGAACGTCCAGCTCGAGAAGACCGCGACGCTCCAGCCTGAGGTGACGCAGACCAGCTTCGGAGTCTCCGAAGCCTTCTCGACGGTTGGCGAGGCGGCCTACAACTTCGCGGAGAACCAGCTCCCGTCGATGCAGGAATCCCTCGTCAACATCACCGAGGGGGCCATTGCCAACTTCGCCAACGGCCTGACCAACGCCTTCATGTCGGTCATCGACGGCAGTGCTTCGGCGGGCGAGGCGTTCACGAAGTTCGCCGCGCAGTTCCTCCTCCAGATTACGTCCATGATCATCCAGGCGCTGATCTTCCGAGCGATCCGAGGCGCTATGGGTATCCCCTTGGCGGACGGCGGCGTGATCAGCGGCGGCACGGGCGACATGGTCGCGCTTGCCAACGGCGGAACCCTGGACGGCGGCCTCGGTCGCCTCATGCCGGTCAAGGGATACGCGACCGGCGGCCCGATCGTGGATAAGCCGCACGTCGCGCTTATCGGCGAGGGTAAGCACAACGAGGCGGTGGTGCCGCTGCCGGATGGCCGCTCGATCCCCGTCGACCTCCAAGGCGCACCGGAGACGCAGGTGAATATCAGCATCGACGCGGTGGACGGTCAGAGCGTGGATCGCCTCCTCTACGACCGGAGCAGCACCCTTCGCTCGATCATCACGCAGGCGCTTCAAGAGTCGCGCACCTTCCGAGGCGCTGTCGCGAGGGCATGACCGATGCCGCAGCTTCTCCCGAAGGACGACAGCTTCGCCGCACCCGACTGGGGCAACTCCACGGTCGGGGCCGCTCAAAGCGCCTGCACGCCCTACCACTTCTTCTACAACGCCTGGAACCCCTCCGACTCGCTGTGGGCTGGTGCCAGCGAGTACTCCGACTGTCCGTTCCGCATCGGTGGGCCGCTGGAGTGCTCGCCGTTCTGCGTCCTCTACAGTCCGAACCCAGGAGCGATCGCGGACGCCATGCCGGTCCACATGACCGACATCGTGCTCGAGGCGCAGGACAAGCGGCGCGGATTCGTGTGCCGCGAGGAGGACAGCTTCGATCACGACGGGCTGTCCGTCGAGGTCTTGTGGGGCCTCGCCAGCATCGGAGCCAGCACCAGCGGCGCGGAGAATCAAGGCAGCGGGGGCACCGGGAGTAGCCGTACCGCCGTTCGCAAGTTCCCGACGACGGACAACAGCGGCAGCTCCGCCCTCGACAATCTCGGGCTCGGCTACAACGCAGAGGGCAACACCGACGGCTTCGTCAACATCAACCCGCAGCGCACTCCTGGCCCTGACGGCTGGGCGGGATGCGCGGTGGCGTTCCGAGTCGGAGGCGGTCGACCCTCGCTTCGGGCCTCCGACGTGGTGGCCGACTTCGACTCGGACTGGAGCTTCCGCCGTGTCGATGCGTACATCCTCGCCGCCTATCCGCAGGCAGGCGCTACCGGCGCTCTCGTCGTGGACGTGTGGCGGCTCAACTGCGACGCATCGAACCAGGTCTCTCCGACGCTCCTGGTCCGGCAGGTGATCTCGAACGGACTCACCAACTGGAAGAAGCTGCAACCCTACTACCTCCGCGCTGAGGTCGAGAACTCAGGCGGCGACGTGGACATCACCGCGTACATCGGCAACTACGACGACGGCGGATCAACCGGCGAGAAGCAGCTCTTCCGCGCTGGCGTGTTCACGAGCTCGACGATCAGCGTCGGCCCGAGCGGTGACGGCGCGGTAGCCACGGGCACCGGAGTCGTGACGGACTCGGGGACCGCGAAGATCACGGCCTACACCGACAAGACGATCGGCGTGGTGATGAGCCGCGACCGCGTGCAGGAACTCAGCGGGCTCATCGGCGGCGGCACGCAGACCCAGGCGCTCATCGAGGGCCTCTACCGCATCACGGCGAAGCGCACCGATACGGGAGCGGAGATCTTCAACGACCTCTTCGAGCGCGTCCCGTTCGCGGACCCGCAGTCGACGAACATCGACGAGACGGTCAACGGCCTCTTCTCGACGGGCATCCGCCAGATGGGGCTGTTCCTGCACGACTCGAACGCATCCAACCTCGGGCTG